CTGAATAGGCAGCAGATTTGCGCCGCATTGGGCGTGAGCGAGTCAACAATAAGGCGGCTGGAGCAGAATGGCCTACCATTCACCCCGGTCGGCGTCAGGTCAAAGCGGTACGACCTGGCAGAGTGCAAGAAGTGGTTAAAGGAGAATCAGCAGTGTCAATCTGGGAAGACAAAGCCGGTCGGAAGCACGTCGGAGTTATGGTCCAAGGCAAGCGAGTTCACCGCATCCTGCCGGAGGGTGCATCTGCGAGTGATGCCAAGCTCGTAGAAGCCGAGATCCGTGCCGCCGTGGCGCGGGCGCCGAAGACCGTGAACATCCCCGGCGATCCGCCGATGGCCGCCATCCTGGCGATCTACGTGGAGCACGCGCAGCACCTGCGCAGCGCGGAGACATCGGAATATCACGCGCGCCGCCTGGGTCCGTGGGCCGAGCGGTACAAGGCCAGCCAGGCGCAGGAGTTCGCCGACCACGTGATCAAGGACATGCGCGGCAGCTACGCGCCGGCCACGATCAACCGGTCGCTCGCCTGCGCGAAGAAGGGACTTGAGATCGCCTGGCGCCAGCGCCTGATCCCGGAGAACTATGGTCTGCGCATCAAGCTGCTGACGGTCAATAATAAGCGCGAGGTGTTCCTGAAGGTCGAGGAGGTCCGCCAGATCGCGCAGCACTGTTCGGAGCAGGCCCAGGCCGCAATCTGGTTCGCGCTGCTGACCGGCGCGCGCCGCGGCGAGATTTTCCGGATCCGGGCGGAACACATCGGCGTCGACACGATCAGCCTGCCGGCCAGCCACACGAAGACGAACCGCATGCGCGTGATCCCGATCATTCCCGCACTGCGCCCATGGTTGAAGCACTTCCCCCTGACGATCACCGTCGACGGCGTGAAGTCTGCCTGGCGCCGCGCGCGCGTGTCAGCCAGGATGGAGCACGTGAACTTCCACGACCTGCGACACTCGTGCGCGAGCATCATGCTGGGCCTGGGCGTGGACCTGTACACTATCAGCAAGGTGCTCGGGCACAGCACCGTGCAGACGACACAGAGATACGCCCACCTGCAGGTCGACGCGCAGCGCGCCGCGCTGGAGAAGCTGGGGGAGCTGGCCCACAAGTAGCCTGTGTAAAAACGTGTGTAATCCGGTGCAAATCAGTACCGGTTTATGGCGTGCTGGACAGTGGTTCACCCTATGAAGCGCTGCACGAAACCATCCTTCAATGGCATTCACACTGCAGGGGTCGCAAGTTCGAAACTTGCACTTCCCACCAGAATTTAGCTGAGAAATCAGCGACTTAAAGAGAGCCGGAGCGAATCGCTACCGGCTCTTTTTTTACCTGTGTAATTTTCCGGTGTAATTGGCCGTGCTCACGGTTGAGCAGAATCACCCCGCGCGAGCCGCGCACCGCTACCGTGGCAGCATGATACAACGCACCGACCACATCACCGCCAGCCGGGTGGACCTCGCGCTGATCCTGCTCCCCGAGATCACCTGGCTGGAGATATCCTGCATGCTCGCGCTCAGCGGGGTGCCGCCGGAGGTGGCGGCGAGGGTGCTGGCTCTGCCTGGTGCCCGGCGGGCGCCGCCGGAGACCCGATCGACGGCGGCAGCAGCAAACAGAATGCCCGGCCAGCCTCCTCGCTGAACAGGTAGACGTCGCCGTTGGGCGTCGCCAAGTGGAAGTCCATTACGGCACCAGCCCGTGCTCGCGTGCTGCCGTCTGGCAGGCTCGTCCAGTAGCCATGTGTTCCTCGACCGCCAGCTTCAGCGCGACAAGATCTCGCTCAGCGTCTGCTCGAACCAGCCGGCCGGCGGGATGGGCTTCATCGCTGCCGGAGGAAATTTCGGTTTCGGTGGGGGCGGCAGGTCCACAGATTGCGGCACCGACGTACACGCGCTGAGTAACAATGCGCTCACGCACAGGAGCAAGTTCTTCATTTTTGGCCTCGGTGATCTTGAGGTTGATGGCGCCCTGGGCGATCGCCAGGACGGAGTTCTCTTCAGTGCGGCGCATCACCGCGACAGCATCCCGCGCGGCGCGCTCGGCGGCGGCTGCGTCGTAGCCGGCCTGGTACCGCGCGCGGCTGTACTGGCGAATGCACAGTCCCGAGAAGATCAGCAGACAGACCAGCAGCAGGGCGCCGGCGACGAATCTTTCGAAGCGGCTCATGCCAGTTCCTTTGCGGCGCGGCGCGCGATGTCCAGGCATTCCATCAAGCCGTTGTCGCCTCCGTTGATCACTTCGCGCACCGCGGTGAGCTTGCCTTGTTCAGCAAGGAAGTTCAGGCTGCGGCCAGTCTTGTTGCCCTGATCCCAGAACCACGCCGCCGCCAGACAACCAATCTCGAGCTGCTCGATCAGCTCGGGATTCTTCAGCAGGTCGAGCCCTAGCGCAGCGCCGCACTTCTTGTAGTTAGCCCGGCCAGTGATCTGGATGGGGCCCCGCCCCCGGAAGTTCCAGCCGTCGCCGCTGACCGGGCCGCCATTGCCATTGCGGTATGCATAAGCGATGCAGGCGATGCTGCGCTGGTTTGCCGGGTGGGCTTCCGTGCGGCCGTAGTGGTTGGCCTGCGCCGGCGTGAAGCGGCCCTTGAACCCCGACACGGTGAGCAGGCGCTCCGCCGAATAGTTCAGGCTCTCGACCATGCGTGTCAGGTTCTTCGATTCGTGCAGCACCTGGGCGAGGAACACGGCGCGGCTTTCCTTGCTGGTGATGCCGAAGCGCGCCATCGCGGCCGTCAGCGGTTCGGCGAACTGCCTGGCGATCTCGCGGGGCACTGGCCCGATACGGGAAAGCTGATCGGCTGTGAGGGGCGTAGCGGCGACGACGGAGGCGGGAAGATCAGCGGGTTTCATCGGTCGTATCCTTGGCAGAGGGGAATTTCGTATCGAAGAGGGCTTCGGCTTTGAACAGCGCGCGGCTGCCCATGTGCGCGCCGATGCCGGTCAGGGCATAGGTCAGCGGCATGGGGAAGTCCTGCCACTGACAGATGTTGGCGGTGATGAGGCCGGCCAGGCCCGAGATCACGATCTCGCCGACAAACTCGGTGAAGTTCCAGGCGCGCACATGGCTCTCTCGCATCTTCCGGACGAACGAGGCGACGCCGCCCAGCAAGGTGATCAGGACCAGCCAGATCCAGGGGAGGATCTCGGCCCATTCGTTGGCGGGCGGATGAGGTGGTTTATCGAGCATGATCTGTCCTTATCGCGTGAGAGCGTCAAAGCTGATCGAGTCGAGGAACACCAGGTCGTTGAGCGCCATGGCGTCGAGGATCGCGACGCTACCGGCGTTGGTGATCTCAAGCGTGCGGGTTACCATCGCCCCGCCTGCCGTCTGCACATGGCAGGGGAAACGCATGTTGACGAGCGGACCCGGCGACACCGCGCCCAAGCTGATGTTGGCCCCGGCCGTCGTCATCTTGAGCACACCGGCGAACTGCACCCGGTAGGGGCGGTAATAGGCGCTGGCGGCAGCAAACGCCGGGTTGCCCATTTGAGCGGCGTTCCCGCTAAGGACAAAACCACCGGCACTTGACGAGAGGAGCTTTCGAGCAGCTGGGGCGGCCGCGCCTGCAAACGCGATGCGTGAGATGTCGAGGTCGCCGGCATTACGCTGGATCATGTAGGCGCCTGTTTGCGCCACGGTAATCGACATCAGGATGTTGCCGTGCGTGTACTGGCTCGCGTCGAAGGTCATCAGCGCCATGGCCGCGTCGCCGATATAGGTTTGCAAACCGTGGCCGATGTCCAGGCCCACCACGTTGGCGCCCAATTCGAAGCTGCGCCCGCTGGTGATGATGTTGTGCGAGCCGATCGTAAACCGCTGGACCTTGGTGGGACCGTATCCCATGCGCAGTACGGCGGCACCGCTGGTTCCCATGTCCACGTCCAGGTGCCCGATCGACACGTCGGTGACAAAGCTGTCGCCGCCGACCGTCAGCACGTCGGTTCCTGGCTTGAAGTTGCGCACCACCAGGTTCCCGATCTTGAACTTCGTCAGGAAAGGAGAAACGGTCTGGTCTGAAAAGAAGATGATCGTGCCAGGTTTCTGCTCGACGTTGTTCTGGAACCAGGAGTCCACCAGGATGTTGCCGAACTGGTTCTGTCTGCAGTAATTGGCCACGTTGGCGTTGAAGTTCATCGAATCGCCCATGCCGCCGCGCACGGTGAGGCTCGCGCACTGCAGGTCGATCGACTTAGACACGAAAGCATGCCAGCCGCCGATCGCTTCGATGCTGCCGATCTTTACGTTCTCAAGGTTCTCGAACAGCATCACATGCTTATAGGTCGCAGCATTACCATTCGTCGGCGCCGCTCCGAGTGCGATGATGCGGTCGCACTTTATGTTTTTGATCGTCGCCTGTGGTGCCGGATAGGTCGTGTTTGCGCCAGGGACAAATACCTCAGCAAAAGCGCCGTTGTACTTACTGTTCAGCACGTCGAGGCCACAATCGACGCCTAGGTCATAGCATTCGAAATCGTGCGCCAAGTTGAAGAGGGTGCCCTGCAGCACGGTGCCGCCTTCCAGCGCAGTGCCGGTCGCGTTGAGACGCGGCATGCCGGCGCCCTGAAGCCTGATCCCGCGCTTGGTGTTACCGATAAAAGGGCCTGCGCCGAAGTTGAAGTCGTTCGAATACAAACCTGAGATGTCGTAGGTTTTGGCCTCGAGCACGATCGTGGTGTACGGCGGCACCTTCTGCAGGGCTGTCTTGAGGTTGCCTCCGAACCGGTTCACGTGGACCACATCACGGAAGATCGATTCTGCAGTCCTCTCGACCTCGCTGTCCAGAGGCCCTTTCGTATGAACGAGGGAGGCGCCAGCAGCAGCGCCAAGCGAGCGCTTGTCGACCGCGTTCCCGATGAGACCTACACCGTCCGCCTCACCCAGCGCGGCAATTACGCCTGCAGCCGACCCAGCTACAGGCACAACCGCGACGGGATTCCCTTGCGCGTCGAAACCTAACAGCTTGCTTGCGCGTTTGGCGGCTGCTGGCAGCGGCGCTGGTCCCGTCGCGTCGGACTTGGGAGCAAGCAGCGCGCGGCTGAGGATGGTCAGGTGCTGCTGCAGCGCCATCCACAGGCGGTTGAGATCCGAATTTACGACCCGCGCAAGGAAGTCGCCGTTTTGCTGATAGTCGGTCAAGCGCTCGAGAGTGACGAGGCGTTCGAGGCGCACTTGCGCGAGCGGGCTAGGAGCGCCATCGAACGTGACGGTGCCGCCGGTCGGGATCCCGATCCCGTTGACGATGAAGCCAGAAGTGATCAGTTCGTCATTGAGGTAGACCAGCAGGTCGGACGCCTGCAGGACTTGGCAACCATAAGCAAACGTTACGGTAACGCCGTTGCCTACGTGGTGAAAAACGGTTTCTTGTGCGGATACGGACACAGCGGTCACTCCCAGAAGGAGCGCCGCTTAATGTCGACGCTCAGGTTTCGAGCGTCACCTCAAAGACGCCCGTCGAATGGCGCCAATCTTCGCGTGTATTGCCGGTCGGAATCCCGACCAAATGGTTAATGCGCACTGGCGCCTGCTCGATCGCCCCGGCGCCGCTGTCCAGGTAGTCGTCGGGCTGCTGCTTCACTGCCGGGTTCCAGTCCTTCATCTGGTCCCACAGCGGCCCGTTCAGGACGTCGACGTGCGCCCACAGCACGCCCGACTTCATCGGGGCTTCAAGCGCGCCGAGGATCCGCTCGTTTTTGTTGGCATTTTGGACAATTTCCGTCACGCCGCAGTTCAGCCGCCGCTGTTTAATTGCGCGCATCAGCAGCTTGCCGACGAAAGAGCCGACGCTGTTGGTCTCCACGTACACGTGCAGGATGTTCGCCTTCTGGATGATGTCGACCGCCTGCAGCACCTGGCCGCCGATGATCTCGGTGTTCCGGGTGTCGCTGAACTCGGCAAACTCGCCGGTCAGCCCCTCGCACACGTGCCAGTAGTGGTTGCCCAGGCTGTCGTCGTAGATAACGGAGAAGGCCGAGGCGTCGCCGCCGGCCTTGCCCAGGGAAGGGTCCCAGTAAGCGCGCCCGCTCACGATCTGGACTTTGCCGAGCATCATGCGCGTCTGGCGGTTCGCGCGCTCGAGCGTCGGCTGCAGGTCGTAGGCCTTGATTCGCTCCGGGTCGAGGCGGCTTTCGGTGATCGGTTTCGCTTCGAGCATGTATTGGCTGTCCCAGTAGTTGAGCGTGCGGGTTTTCTTGCGGCGCTTGGCGATGTCCTCGCGGGTGAAACGCTCCGGCCAGGCGCAGTGCGCATAGATGTCGAACACCACGCCCGGCGGGCTGGCGAACACGACCTCATTGCCCTCGACCCGATAGTCGGTGCCTTCGACCAGCAGGCGGGAAAACCGGTGGATTCCCAGCATGACGTATAGCCCGTCCTCGCCCGGGGTGAAGTCGAAGCGGTACCGGGTAGCCTTGCTGGTTTCCTCGTAGCGGACGCTCGATTCGAACAGCGGGATCTTCAGCAGCGCGGCGCCCGCAGCCACCTGCTCGGGGTAGATCGAGTTGTGGGTGTGCGGGGTGCCGATGTAGGTTTCGCGCCCGCCCGGCACCAGGATGAAGGTCGACTCCTGAATCTTGTTGCGCAGGTTCTCGCGGGCCTCGGCGGTCTTGATGTTCTTCGGGACCTCGACGTCGTCGTAGTCGATGTCGCGCGCGCGGGCGGAGGTCACGTTCTGGTTCACGCCGGTTGCGGTCATGCTGGCGTTTCGGGCGTCGACGGCGCCAGCCACCCAGAACATCTGGGCGCCGGGCTTCGTTGGCAGCATGCCGGCGCACAGCGGGTGCCGGCGCAGCACGTTGATGGTGTCGCGCGTGAGCTTCGTGGCCAGCGGGCCGTCGGCCGCCCAGATCAGAGATACCCAGGTGGGATCGCTGTACAGCTGCCATGCCTTGTAGACCGCGTAGATGGTCGACTTGGCCGCGCCCCGGAAGACCATCAGCACGCGCACCGGGTCGGCGCAGGTCTCCAGCCATTGGCAGATGCGGACGTGGAGCAGGGGGACCGTCCAGCCCTGCACCTTCGCCCACAGCACGAAGAACGCCAGGAAACTGACCTTATTTTCCATGGGCCTGCTTCTGGCTTTTTTGCAGCTTGTCGAGCAGCTTGGACGCTTCCTTTTCCGCTGCCTTCATTTCGGCATCGAGGCTGGTTTCCTCCTGGGCCTGCTCGGGGTCGGGCACGCCGCCCGCCCCACCGCCGCCGGAACGCATCTGGATGATGCCGATCAGGTTCGTGGTCCGGACGATCACGGACAGCGTCGCCGCGGCATTCTTCTTGCACCAGTAGCGGTCGCCCCGGGTTTGCTGGTCCATCGCGGCGATCGCCACCCCGTTGCCGGGCCAGACGGCCGGATCCGCTTCACCGATAAAAGCGTCGGTCAGCTTCTCGGTCAGCTCCTGCAGTTTTTCGTATTGATCTTGTCGCATCAGTTTCCTCCGATCGCTTCCATGTCCGGTGCGCGTTCCGGCGCACCAGTGCCTGGTTTCCACCAGTAATCCTGCCCCCAGTCCCGCTGCGCGCGCTGTTGCATGCGCGAAAGATATCCGGGGCTCAGGTTCTCTTGTAGAGCATGCAGGCCGGCATGGTCAAGTGCCGCTTTCGCGTACCACAGGTTGACGTAGGGGAGGTGGCTGCGAGCAGTCCGGATGCTCTCCGCGGCGAAGTGCGTGTCGTCCCCGTTCGCCGCCTCGTACAGGTTTTCTACGCCCAGCTTGTAGCCGATATCGAAGACGCTGCCCACGGTCGGCCCGGCCACGTTCTTGATCGCGTTGGCGGTGGCGTCGCCCGGGTTGGCGGTCGGATCCGTGAGCAGGAAGTCGCCGACGATACCCATGCCGCCGCCCTGGGCCATGGCGCGCATCCAGAATTTCGGGGTCGTCATATCGAGCGGGTCCTTGCCCTGGACGATCTGCTTGTTCTGGTAGGCGATAGCGCCCAGCGCGGTGAGGGAGGTCATCATGGCGGCGCCGTACATCAGCCGGTTGGCCATCATCGGAGCGCCGTCGACGGAGGGAGCGTCGAGCATCCGGCGCCAGTGACGCGATATCATCGCGATCGGGAAGCTCTTGAACTGCATGACGGAGCGCGCCAGTTCGCCGCGCACGGTGCCGCGCGACAGGCCGCCCGCGCTGGCGGCCGCCTTCGTGGCCAGGTCCGGGTTGATGACCGCGTACTCCGACTCGTCGGTGATCAGGCCGATCACCTTGGCCACCACCTCGCTCGAGCGCGCGTCGCCGCTGGCGTGGATGGCTTCCGGCGTGAGGAAGTCGGCGCCCTGGTAGTTCGTCAGCTGGCCAGCACGGATTACCTCCCAATCCGTTTCGGTGATGCCCTTGCGCGCCAGGTGCGACCGGTCCCATTCGGACAGCGCGGCCCAGTCCGTCTTCGCCAGCTTGGCCAGCCCGTTCATCATGGTCATCGAGAACGCGCGGCGCAGGGTGTCGGTCCAGGCATTCATCAGCGAGAGCTTCATCGTGGAGTTGGCCAGGCGGCCGCTCCAGTTGTTCTTGATGTTGTCGCCGCTCCAGCGGTTCAGGTTGGAGATCATCGAGTCGGCGATTACGCCGTGCATGGTCAGGAAGTCGCGGGTGTCGCCATCGAACTGCTTGCCGATGTTCTTCAGCGCTTCCCAGTAGGAGAGCTTGTTGAAGCCGGTCGTCACGAAGAAGGTTCCCACGTCGGTGACGCTCGACAGCACCGCGCTGGCCAGCTTGCCGAACACCTGGATATTGCGGGCGTCCTGCGCGATCCGCGCGAGGTTGCCGTTCTCGGCCATGCCGGTCTTGCCGCTGATCAGGTCCCAGTAGCTCTGGGGCGTCATGCCGAACGAGCGTTCGACGCCCACGTCAGCCTTTTCGGCCAGGTCGAACTGCAGCTTCATCTGCTGGGCAGGGTTGGGACCGTAGCGCTCGACCAGGGCGATGTCGCGCGAAAGGCCGCCGATGTGGCCCAGCATCGCGTCGTACATACTGCCGCCGCCGTACTGTCCCATGTAAGCCAGGTAGGCCTCGGCGTCCTTGAAGTGGATCTGGCGGCTGTCGCTGCCAGCGTTCGCGCGCGCGCCGCTGCCGCCGCCTTTCCCGGGCGTCATCTTGTTCAGGCCGCCGGTCGCGATGGTGTCCCACGCCGAGTTCAGCACGTCGGCCAGCTGCTGGTCGGTCAGGCGGGTGCCGTCTTCCTGGAAGTAGCGGTTGCGGTCCAGCAGCGGCAGGGTGTCCTGCACCCACTTGGCGCGCGCCGCCGCGTCGCCGCTGCCGCGCACGCGCCCCTGGTCGTGCGGCTGGGGGAGGTAACCATATTCCAGCTTGCCGACGTCGCCGCCGCCGGCGTTGAAACGCGTGCGCAGCTGCTCGATCGATTCCAGCCAGGCCACTGCCGCCTTCTGCGCGATCGCATTGCCGGTACCGGCTGCGCCGTTGCCGTAGATCTCGATGGCTAGGTCGCGCGTCATGCCTGGGTTCTGGGCATCGAACAGGAACATCAGCGCCTTGCGACCGGCGGTGGTCCCCTCGGTGCTGCCAACGGCGTCGAGCAGATCCATCAGGTGGCTCATCGTCTCGCGCTTGATCCCCTCGGCATAGTTGTCGGTCAGCTCCATTTCCTTGACCAGCGCCTTGTTGCGCCCGATCGCGTAGGACGCCATCAGGTCGCCCACCCGGGTCTCCATCGCGGCGGTCCTCACGATCTGCAGCTGGGCGCGCTGCACCTTGAGCGCCGCTTCCCCCTGGATGTCGGCCATGGCCTGCTGCGTCGCATCGAGCACGCGCTGGTCGGCGGACTTTCCACGCCATCCTGCTGGGTCAGCCCGGGCGAGGTTGCGCATCGTGGCGCTGATTCGGTCATCGATCTTCTTCACTTCGGCATCGGTCAAGGACCGGCCGGCGGCCTGCTGGACAGCTGCTCTGCACTGTGGTTTCATCGGGAATGCTCTCTTTTCTCAAAATGATTGGTGTAATCGCGGTGATGACCCTGATCATCCCGCTGACAGTCTGGGCCGGCTCCGGTAGCTGGCGCCATGGCCTGCAGGCGTTCGTCGCCTACCTGAAGATCATGGGCTACATCACCGGTGCCGGTCTGGTACTGGGCGGCATTTTCTGGATGGCCGGCTTAGGCGCTTCGTAGGAAACACTCGGCGGCCACCTGCAGCAGCGGCGCATCCTGCACGTCGCGCGCCGCCTCCGCCTTCACCGCCTCCAATGCATCGGCCAGCCGCATCGGCGCCGCCATCCCCTCCAACTGCACCATCATGTCGGGCGACAGCTTGGCGATCTCCGCGCTCTGCGCTTCCAGCGATGCGCCAATAGGGTTTGCTCCGGCTTTCGCGTTCGTTGCAGCCGGAGCCGGTTTTGATGCAGTTTCGGGGGGCTTTGATGCAGAAACCCCCGGTTCTGATGCAGTTTTCGGTGCTTTCGATTCGCCCAGGGCAGCCACGGCGTGTTTCACCGCCAGCGCAGCCGGGCGCGGGGTAGGGCTGTCGATCGCGGCGCGGTCAGCCCGCACCCGGGCAATCTGGCCGTCCAGGTCGGCGATCTGCTTCTGGGTCTCCGCTGCGGTGCGGTGGGCATCGAGCTGCTGCTGGAGGCGCCCGATCTGCGCATCCACGCCTTCGAGGCGGATCCCGATGTCCTTTTTCGCCGCGGCGAGTGCGGACTTGTAGCTGACGCCCTGCGCGGCCTGAATTTCCTTGGCCAGCGTGCGCAGCGCCTCGTCGGTGGCGACCGGCCGCGATTGCTCGAGCTGGGCGATCTCCGCGCGCAGCGGTGCGACGACGCCAGGGTCGACCAAGTTGGCCGCTTCAGGCAGCAGCTCGGCGCGCGACTGCTCGAGGCGGGTGGTCAGGTTGTCGAGCAGGCGGGCCTGGCTGAGGCTGTCGAGCGGAATGGCGGTTGCGACGTCGACGCGCGCGCCGGCGCCGACCTGGTCAGCGGCGCGCAGGACGGCTTCCAGGTGCTGCTGCGCGCCGGCGGCGTCGGCCGGGTCGCGCAGGTTCCATGATTCGATGGTGTCGCGCACCAGCTGCACCCGGGCAGCAGCTACCACTTCCGGATCAGCGGCAGCGGCGCGCCCGGCCTCGGTACCGCTGCGCTCGGCGATGAAGGCGTCGGTGCGCTCGAGGTATCCGCGGGTTTCCTTCGACGGCGCCGCGCGGCCTTCTTTCACGGCCTTACCAGCCTTGCCGCCGCCGTTGTAATGCGCGATCGCCGCGCGGACGTCGCCGTCGTACTGCGCGATCAGGTCCTTCATGAAGCGCGCACCGGCGTCGATCGAGGCGGCCGGGTCGCGCGGATCACCCTTACCGTATGCGGCCCAGGTGTCGTC